AAGAAAAACACAATCTTACATTTGCAAAAGTAGATGAAGATAAAAGAATGTTAGTTAGTCCAGCACTAATACCTAACAAACAAATATTTAGATATGATCCTAATACTGATAGCGAGTATTATGTGTACTTTAGTAAAGATACTGTAAGACAAGCAGCAGAATTATATTTAAAACATAACAATCACCATAAAGCAACGTATGAACACCAAGATAGAGTGGCTGGTGTATTAACTACAGAAAGCTGAATAAAAGAAGGTGACCAAGACAAATCTAAAATGTATGGATATGACCTACCTAATGGAACATGGTTCGTTAAGATGCGTATAGACAATGATGATTTATGGCAAAAGATAAAAGATGGAGAATTGAAAGGACTTAGTATAGAAGGGTACTTTGTAGATAAAATGCAAAAGATGTCAGAAACACAACCTACAGACCAAGAAATACTAACAGCTTTAAATGA